GCCACTCCTTGGCGTCGGCGGCGGGCTTCCAGGCTGCTTTGGTGTACGTCACGTTGCCTTCATCATCAAATTTGGCGTTGGGGTAGCACAGCACCCGACCGGAGGGCAAAGCATACCAGAGGGTCTGGCCGTCGAACAAGTACACAACACGCCCGGCTTTAAATTCATGCCCTTTGTTTCTCATGGCGCGCAGGTAGGCGTTCTCCAGCTGCTGGCCGTGCGCCTGCGCCCACGGGTTGGCCCTGCGCCAGCCGTCCACAGCGCGCTGGACTTCGCCCGGTGACAGCCGGATGCCGTAGGCGCGGCCGAACACCTCAAACGCTCCGGCGCCGCCCAGAAAGCCAAGGGCCAGCTCTTGCACCTTGCCCACCTGACGCTGGTCACCAGCGACGTCGGCGTAAGGCACACGAAAGGTGGCGGCTGCGTTGACCTTGTACGGGTCAAGGCCAGACCTGAACACGTCCAGCTTGGCCTCGCCTGCCGGGCAGTTGGACAGCCACGGGTGCACACGGCCCTCGATGGCCGACCAGTCGTAGGCGATCAGGACGTGGCCAGGCTTGGCGATCAGCGCCGGGCGGAGCATCCCTTTGAGCACATCTGTAATGCGTTTACCAAATCTTGGTGTGATTGTGTGGCCACGCACCATAGCGTGGCGTACTTCATCAGGCTCTTTGGCGCACTTGCGGGTAAAGTTGTGAACCTGCGCGCCATAGCTCGACGCACGGCCGGTGGCAGCCCCTCCAGCAAAAACGAAAGCGCCTCGGACTCGGTGATCCTCGTCATCGGCGAGGTTCGACAAGCGGTTGAACTTCGCAACCGAAGACGCCCAGAGGTCGTCCGCGCACTGGATGACGTCTGCAACATGGGGCGGAATCTCATCGGGGTCTTCCATCGCGAGCAGGTTGGCCCGCACAGTCTTGTCGATCGAATACTTCTCGCCGGTCCACATCAGCTTCTTGGCCTCGGGCCCGACGCGCTCCAGCACCCACTCGCGCATCTTGGGCGAGCGCACGCTGGTGATGACGCCGTCGGTCACCTCGGACACGATCTGCTGAATCTCGACGGTCTCGTCGGCCGAGTACTTGACAGCGGCTTGGCACAGCGGCACGTCCACCAGCACGCCACGGTCGTTGATGCGCTCGTTGGTGTGATAGTCGGCTAGTTCATCAGCCGAGAGTGGCCGCAGGGCCTTGCTGATGGCGCGCATGGACCGCACGTCTTGCTCGCAGTACTCGACCATCTCTTGCATCAGGGCGGCGTCTTCACGGAACTGGCCGTTGGCCTGCGGCAGCGACAGCAGCCGGATCAGTTGCGCGCCGCGGTGGTCCTTGCGCATGTCAGCGCCAGCGAAGCGCCCCACGTCTTCCAGCGAGCCAGGCGCACAGTTAGCGCGGGCTTGTGCTGCGGTGCAGTAAAACGATTCTAGGGGGTAGTTCTTCTGCAAGACATACCAAAAAATTAAACGCTCAAACGCGGCGTTGTGGGCGTAGATCATGTGGCCCGTAAAGTCAGGCAGCGGCTGACCGGGCAACCAGGTGACGACCTCACCATCGTCGAAGGCGTAGGACATGCACAGCACATCGGTGCTGGCGTCTTGGGCGTAGTTGTACACGCCCTTGGACTTCAGGTCACAACGCGATCTTGTCTCGAAATCAATCCACAGCATAGTCGTTCCTTTTCCAATGCCCACTGTCACTGGGCATCAGAAAAGGTTACGCTGCGCGGCGGCGGCGACCAGCAGCCGGTGCTGCTTCGGCTTCTTCAACCGCTGGCGCTTCGCCGTCCATGCTGGCCCACTCTACGATCTCAAACACCGGGGTGTAGATGCGGCCGTAGGATTTGTGGACGTAGTGGTCCTTCTTCAGACGCACGATGGCCACAGGCTTGGACTGGTCCTTCTCCACTTGCGTGGCGATGGCGACGCCCAGAGCCTGCACGGCCTTCTTACCGCCGACCGAGGTCGTGGTAAAGCGTGCTTCCATGTCCTTGTCCTCACCTGTGAGGCACTTCAAAGACATACCGATCTGTGTCTCCCAACCGCGCTTGGCGCTTGGGGGCGCTGCGTCAAGTTCTGGCAGGGGATGCTGCACACCGGTCATTTTCTCGCCAAGCACTTCACCGTCGCCCCAAGCAATAAAGCCGTGGACAAACGAGAAAGGATTGACGGCCCAAGTCGAGTCGTCTTCGACTTCGGTTTGGTCAGCACCGAACACCCAATGGCCTGTCTTGTCCATTTTCAGGATGACAACGCCCGATGTGCCTGCGCCTTGTTCAAGCGCACGCAAAGCGGTGGAGAGTGTGGTGACTGCAGGGAGATTTGCGAGAGAAAAAGTTGACATGATTGTCCTTTACTGAAGTTTAGAAAGAGCAGCAGATAACTGCGCTCCGATTTGCAACACTGATGGGCGGGGGTCATCCTCGCTTGCCAGTGTTGTGCCTGACGACACCGACACGACGAGATCGTCGGGCAGTGCCATCTTGCGCTTTTTCAGCACCTTCTCCATCTGAGCAGGGCTGAGTAATTCTTCCGGCTTGAGCAGCTCGGCTCGGGGGACACCCAAGTCGTGCAGCGCCTCAAGCGCTTTTGTTTCGTTGGTCCACTGGCGAGCGCCGCGCTTGGCGACCAACTTGTAGCCGGGCACAGGCAAATCCTTCTCAAGCAACTGGAGCGCCAAGCCGCGAAGGTCTTTGATCCAGTCCTCAAGAAGGTCTGCATTCTTCAGGTATCGGCCCAGCATGTCAACGTCTATTTCTTTCAGTTGCACTTGCAGGGCGCGGTCCACAGCGCCGGTCATCTTGGGGCAGATAGGCTTGCCTGCGCACCAACGGCAGTGGTCGCCAGATTTCAAAATAGCGTCAGCCGACTGAGCTTGTTTGACGGCTTTGACCAGCTCTTGCTCGAACTGCGCGATGCGCTCCTTGGTGGTCACCCAGCGCTTGATCATGGGCGGCTGAATGATGACGCATTCAATCTCCGTTGCGCCCTCAAACGCCCATGCTGCCTCTGGGGTACGCATACTGGCGGCGGCGTAGAACATTAACTGAGCATTTTCCTCAGCATCAACCACAACGCCATCACCAAACTTCCAATCCAAAACCACAGCGCGGTTTCCAATTCGCCCCACAAGGTCAGTAGACCCAAACACGCCAGGCAGTAAGTCGCCGAAGCCAACACGGGTTTCGACTTCATACAGCATCTCCTTGTCGGGGTCTACTTCATCCAGCAGCGCCAGCGCTACCATGATCTTTTCGTCGTAGAGTTCTTGTGTCAGGACTTGGCCTTCGTATGTGCGGCCAATCACGTCAACGCTTTGGTCCTCCAAAATGAAAGCGATTGCATCATGCAGCAACGTGCCACGGTCAGCGTGTTCGCTGGATGGCTTGGGCGGCATCTTGTTGACAAGCGCCACACTGCCAGGGCAGTTGATGACGCGCTTGGCGGTCGAGCCGCCTACGATGTTACTGTGCTGCATTTTCTTCTACCTTACTAGATACAACAATACTGCTAGGCAGATCGCGGTAGCTGGCACCTTCAACAGTGTTGAAGTTTTGGTTGGGGATAAGGCCGTTGAGGTGAGCCAAGATGATGCGCTCGATCTCGGCGCGGGTGAGTTCAACTTTCATTTTACTGTCCTGTAGTGTCTACCCGAAATTGGGTGATGCGATCTTAACACAAGAAAAATTGTTGTGCAAATCTTTTTTTCATGTATTATTGCGGCTATGTTAGAAAAACAAATCGAAGCCTACCTCGTTAAGCGCGTCAAAGAGCTGGGCGGGCGGGCGTACAAGTTCACTAGCCCTGCGCATCGCGGCGTGGCCGACCGGATCGTGTGTCTGCCCAACGGCCAGACGTGGTTCGTAGAGGTCAAGACCGAGGGCGGCAGGCTGTCCGAGTTGCAGAAGGTCTTCGCCAGTGACATGGCCAAGATGAATCAGAAATACGTTTGTTTATGGAACAAAGATCAAATAGATGGGTGGCTGCGTGAAACTGCGTGACTATCAAGACACAGCGGCTGACTTCTTGTATGAGCACGACCGCGCCATGATCCTGGCACCGGTTGGTGCTGGCAAGACAGCCATCACGCTGACGGCCATGTGGGAGATGCTGCGCGACGACCACGTCAAGCGCTTCCTCGTGCTGGCCCCCAAGCGTGTGTGCACCGACGTGTGGCCAGTCGAGCAGCCCAAGTGGGCGCCGATGGCCTCGCTGGCCGTCGCCGTGGGCACGCCAAAGGAACGAATGACCGCGCTCAAGAGCAACGCCCGCATCGTGGTGACCAACTACGACAACATCCAGTGGCTGGCCGAGCAGAAGCTAGACTTTGACGCGATCGTGTTTGATGAGCTGACCAAGCTCAAGAACCCGTCCGGCACCCGGTTCAAGGCGCTGTTCAAGGTCATGGACCCGATCACCGTGCGCTGGGGCTTGACTGGCTCGTTCACTAGTAACGGCTTGGAAGACGTCTTCGGCCAGTGCAAGATCGTGGACCAGACGCTGCTGGGCCGCGCCAAAGGCGCGTTCATGCAGCAGTACTTCACGCTGGTCAACAAAGACTTCGGCGAGTGGGAGCCACGTAAAGGCTCACTGGAGCTGGTCATGCAGCGCATCAAGCCCGCGACGTTTGTGCTGGAGCCTGGCGAGTACAAGGACAAGCTGCCGCCCCTGCACACGGTCGAAGTGGCCTGCAAGATGGACATGACCGGCTACAACAAGATGAAGAAGGACTTCGTGCTGGACGACGTGGTGGCAATCAACGCTGCTGTCGTTACGCAAAAGCTCCAGCAGATGTCGTCTGGTTTCCTGTACTCCGACAACGGCCCGATCTGGTTGTCGCCCCACAAGTTTGACCGCCTTGAAGAACTGCTTGATGAGAACCAACATGCCAACACCCTACTGGTTTACCAATACCAAGAAGAACTTGCCGAAATTAAGCGACGGTTTAAATGGGTTGTCACACTCAATGATGACGACGCCATCGAGCGCTGGAACCGAGGTGAGGTCGCCTTGCTTGCCGTCCACCCGAAGTCAGCAGGCCACGGCCTCAACCTCCAGCACGGAGGGCGGCACATCGTCTTCTTGTCCCTGCCCTGGTCGCTTGAACTGTATGAGCAGACCGTCGGGCGCTTGCATCGTAGCGGCCAGCGGCATGACGTGTGGTGCTACGTATTTCTGACCGACGCTACTGTCGATCACAAAATCTGGGGCGCGCTGCATGACAAGTTTTCTCTTTCTCAAATCGCCTTGGAGGCACTTAAATGAAACGAATTGACCAATGGAAAGCCAAGCTGCGCGCGGCCAAGTCTGAGCTGCGGCACAAGACGCGCCAGCTCAACGCAGCCCAGCGCACACACGACCGCACGACCAAACTGATTGAACAACTGGAGAAGAAAATTGAGCTACACCTGGCGAAAACTTAATGAAGTGCTGGCACTGCTGCCAGAGACCGACGTCAAGGCGCTGCTGGACTCTGAGATGGCTGGCCCTCGCCGCGTCAAGGTGATCGAGCGCCTGCACCAGCGCTACAACACGCTGCGTGTGGCCAGAGAGAGGGCCGAGCTGATGGCGCTGGCCACCAAATCATGAACAGGTTTGAGGCGTGGGAAGCGCACAACCTGGCCAAGTTTGCCCAAGACGCCGCCAAGCGGTTGTCTGAGCAAGACGAGCTGATCGAGAGTCTGCAAGAGGACTTGAAGACAGCGATCCGTGCCTACCGGCACTTAGTAATCGAAAGAGCAAATCATGACAATACCGTGGATTCCAGTAGGACACCCAGACTTTAAATGGAGCAGCGGCTCCGATGTGCAGGCGCTGTGGCGCAAGTACGGCTGGACACCGCCCAGCGAGAAGATCACGCCCCCGCCAGTGGTCAATAAAGAACCCGAGTGGGTAAATGTGGTGCGGAGGATCAAATGAAAACAACGATAGACATGGCCCGTGAAGTCAAGATGCCCTATGACTTTGTGACGGGTGAGCCAATCAACCTTGAAAAGTTGAAAGCCTTTGAAGCCCTTGTCCGTGCTGATGAGCGTGAGGCGTGTGCAAAGGCGTGTGATAAACGGTACATGGGCGATAACAACCGCGAAGATATGGAGGCAAAACGATGCGCCGCCGCCATCCGAGCAAGGGGGAACACATGACTTGGTGGATGTACCTGATCGGCATTGCTCACACTGCCGTGTACGTGTGGGCGTTTTGGAGCAAACGGAAATGACCAAAGAAGAAGCCCTCGCAGCAATCAAGCTGCTGTCCGCGCTGGAGTCGTGGGCATTCAGCACGAAGAACCCGCTGCCTGATTACCTGCATGAAGAGCTGCACACATCAATGGAAGTGCTTGGGAAGATTGTTTTGGAGGAAAAGCCATGAAACGACAAACCTGCAAATGCCACCCCGATAGCCCATTCCACTGGGCCAGTAACCCGCGCCCCAGCATGTTCGTCAAGGACATAGCGTTCCGGGCAAAAGCCGTCCAGACTTACGACAACCTCTCCAGAGAAGAAAACGTCGTGGCCTACAAACAGTTCAGCATCCACAGCCGCGCCCACCCCAAGATTAAGCCGCAACTAAACAAGCATGAGCTATGAAATGCCCGCAATGCAAAACATGGGCTGAAGTGCTTGAGACACGCACCCGTAAGACCGATGGTGTGGTAACGCGCCGTTATGAGTGCGCCAACTTGCACCGCTTTTCAACCGAAGAGCGTGTGAGGGTTAGGACAGAAACAGCGCGATCTCAGCCTCTCGACGCCTAACCAGACCTGGCAGCACCTTGCCGCCGCCCTTGGTCCACATGCGGAATGCTGCGGCTGCGCCTTCCCAATCACCCCGGTTGGCCTTCATGCGGATAGTGCTGCGCTGCAAGTTGCCTAATCCAAAATTGAAGGAAATAGATACCAGAGCGTCAAAAGCGCCTTGACGGCCAGCAGCGCCGGGAACAAGTCGAAGAACACCGCGTTCAAAAGTCTCGACGTCCACACGGAATAGTTCATCAATCTCTTCTTTCGTCCAAACACGGTTGTCCTCCGGTTTCAGCGGCATCTCTTTGCGGATCATGGGCACGTCCTTGCCTTCAACGCGCACCACGGGGAGTCTGATCTGCTCTTGGTACAGGACGTGGCCGTAGCCAATCGTCCAGATGTGCGCTGGGCAAAGGTAGGGCCGAGAGCGCTTGCCCTCGAACCGATGCATCAGGTCTTCACCTGCCTTGCTCAGCTTCACTTCTTGCTCCAAGTGCGCGACCCAAACCAAAACCCTAGTATGCCGCCCAGCATAGCCATTTCGTCAGAGCTGAAGATGATGTCGGAGTAGCGGACCACATCATCAATGCTGGTGATCAAACCGGGGTGGTTCCACAAGTACCAAGCCATGAAGGCGTTGATTGCCACAAGCTCCAGAACGAAGATGTACGTCACTGTGGGGCGCACAGTGCCCACGTAGCTGGCAACCCATGTGGATGCCTTGGCGAGCACGGCCTTATCGTGGTCCTGAGCGCCCTTGACCATCTCGGCTTCAGCCTCGGCCATCTGCGCTTGGGTTTGCATGGCGACTTGCTCAGTGCGGATTTCCTCGACACGGGCTTGGGCCGCAAAGCCAGCAGCGGCCAGTTGCAGCTCGCGCTCGGTCTGGACTTGGGCCAGCCGCAGCTCATGCGCTTGGTCGGCCTTATTTTGGAAATACTCCAGCAGCTTGGGCAGGCCGGAGATCAGTAGACCCCCGAGTGTTGAAAACAGTGAAAGCATCAATTTCCCCTTTTGGTTAACATGGCGCTGGCGATTTCCAGCATGAATTTTACTTGGTCGATGTTCTCAGGCTGCTGCGCCCAGCCCACCGTAATCTGCCCGACAAAGCGGTGCGAGTCTGGGGGCACACTCACCCGGCAGGTGTACCCCACACCTTTATCCAAGTACCACAGCCCAACCTCAGACTGCGCGTAGCGGTACTCCCCACAAGGAATCTCGTTGGTCATCAGCCTGACCACATCGGCATTGTTGGCCGAGTTCTGGCTGAAAAGCCCTACGTCGATGTCTTCAATAGCCTTGTCCCGGCCGTCCTTCGTGTAGGCCCGGTACAGCACCCGGCTATTGAACAAAGGGTTGACCTTGAATACCGCCACCACCGTAGCTCCCGTCTTCTTAAGCAGCATGGAGCTTGCGTCATCAGCCCTTGAGGTGTTGATCTCCGGCAGCTTCTTGGACTCCTTGTAGGCATCGCGCATGAACTCTTGGTTCTGCCACAGGAAGTAACCGGCAAAAGCCACCACACCCATGACAAGGATGGCGAACAGCTTAAACGGGCTGTCTACGTAGGTCAACACCCTATCAACAACGGACGCTGGTTTGTCGCTCATCTCAGGTGATTCATGTATATGATGAAGCCGCCGACCAGAAGGCCAGCAAGCACGATTACGGCCAAACCGATGGCAATGTACTCTGCCATGTCTTCAAGCTCTTGCTGCCGCCTTTTGGCTTCTTTGGCGGCTGCTTCCTTGGCCTCCCTGCGCTTACGCGCCGCTGCCGCTTGAAACTTCACCCAGTCATTCCACATGCCCGGACGGCCAGCGTAAACCATGCGCTCACGAAGCTCATCTTCTTGCTGCTTGAGTTGCTCAAGCGCCATGAACTCCTCAAGGTCTGACCCGCCGCCCTTCTTGGTGGCTGACTCCTGAATCTTGGCTTTGTTGTCAAAGTAGTCAAAGACCCGTGAGCCGAGTTGATGCAGCTCTTTGCCGTTTGCCAGTGCGCCCTTTATTACTGCGAAGGCCGCATTCGCCGCTGCAATCTCTGCCAACATACCTATCACCTAAACAACGGGATGACAATGTAGGCGCACCAGATGACGAGCCCGATTAAAAGGGCCGCAGCAATGAAGCTAACGGCCCAGTCTTTCATGGTCAGAGCCCGAAGAGTTTCTTGACCATCTCAGCCGCAACACCGGGGCCAAGAAGAACGGCAGCGATCACCGCGTAAAGCAGATACTCAATCTTGGTCATGCGCTTGGAGCCGGACTCAAAAGACTTTTGGATGGCCTCGTAGCGATGAGCGCACACTTGCTCATGTGTTGACAGACGAGCGTCTGTCGCACTAATCTGATCACTCATCATTACCTCGTCAATGCGTTTTGATTTTCGCCATCGCTTGGACGGCGGTCTTCTGGAATCAACATGTTTCGCTGCGCTGCTTTAGTTTTTGGACCTTGACCGCCAGTCTTAACTGGACGGGCTTTGCCAAACTGCTCTTCAAGGGTTTCCAGCAAATCCATCATTTGCTCACGTTTCATCATCGCGTCTTGCCGCAAGCGCTCAGAACTTGCGCGGGCGGCGATGTCTTCAAACGCGCGCGCTCTATCTTGCGCCTTAGCAATAGCGTCTTGCACCCATGCGCGGTCTTGCATTTTGGCCGCAACGGCTTTGTCGGTTAACGACTTCATGCCGGGCACTACTTCAGCCAATTCAACGCGGGTCTTATCAAACGCAACTTTTTCGGCAGCGGTTAAGTCAAACATGCGGCCGGCCGTGGCCTTGTCGGTGGCTGACTTGAGTGTTGAGCCAAAGTCTTGGAACGTGGCTGGCGTGGCGCCTCTGATGCCAGTGGCAATCTCGGGCAACCCAGTTAATGGGTTGATCTGCATCTCCACCGCACCGCGTGTGGGCTGGCGTGCAGCAGCTTCGGCCGCAGCTGCTTGCTGCTCGGCTTGCTGGCCCAGTGTGCGAGACATCTGACCACGGCGAGCGTCTTCGGCGCGCAGCATGTTTAAGGTGCCTTGCGCGCTAGGCGCGGGCAGCTGGGCAGGGCCGGGAGCAAAGCCGGGCGTAGTAACGCGGGGGCCGTACTGGTTGGGCTGCATCACAAAGTTGGGCTGGTACGGGCCTTCGCCGGGGCCAAGCACTTCCACAGGCGCTTCGTATGGGACAAGCGCGCGGTTCTGCGGGATCGGCTGCATCGACGCGGCCAACTGATTGACCGGAATGCGCGCGTCGCGCAGGTTCAGGCCAGCTTGGTAGCCTGGTGAAGCTATGCGCCGCGCGGCCAGAGCACTGGTTGCTTCACCCGCAGCGCCGCCCAACACGCCGCCCAAGATTGAGCCGGTCAAACCAAACTGCGAACCAACTAAAGCACCCGCCGCGCCGCCGGCACCGGACCGGCTCAAACGAGGCGCGCTAAAGAAGCCAGGTGTTGGCTGAGCGCTGAACACGTCGGGGAAGTTACCGGCGATCTTGCCCAACGATGCAATGTCGCCCGTCAGCGCGTTGTCCTTCGACGTGATGCGCGCAAGTTTGCCGACATCCACCATGCCGGTGTTCAGGTCTGTTGCGCCTTCGTAAGCGTACGTGCGCGCCATCTTTTGACGGGCGTCGCGGAACTGGCTCAACAACTTTGGGTTAAAAATGCTGCCGTCGATCATTGACTCCAGCTCGGTCGCCACTTTAAGGTTGGTGTCCGCAACGTCCAGCGCCTCAGTGGTGGCCGATTTGTTGTTGTAGGTTTTGCGGGCGCGTTCCCGCAGAACACTGATGTTCTTGAGCAACTGCTCGCCGGTCAGGCCGGTCTGCGTCTTTGCAATCGCGTCATCGACAATCTTGCTGATGGCTGGCGCGTATTCCTTGGCGCCAATCACGTCCAGATCAGCGCGCAGCGCTTCCAGCCGCTGAACCATCGCGTCGTCCGCCTGCTGGATAGGCAGCTTCTTGACTTGTTCGTAGGGCGCGGCCACCTGTGTGCGCGCCTGCTGAAACGCCTTTGGGCTGTTGAGCTGCGTTGTGAGCGGCAAACCCATATCACCAAGTGCCACAGTACGCACTTGGTTTTTGTTGGCGTTGGCCAGCGCTTCAGGAGCGCGGGGGCCTGCGGCCATCGCGGTCAATCTTGTGCCTACGGTGGATTGAATGTCTGTTGGGTTGAGCACAATGCCCAAGCGCTGCGCGTCGGCGGCTGCGTCGATCTGAGGGCCGCGCGCGTAGTCTTCCAACGACTGGCGCTCGCGCTTGGCCTGCGCGCGGCCTTCGAACGGCATCTTCGCGCCGATGACAGCGCGCTCGATCACCGGCGCGGCTGTTTTCTTAACTGTACCCACCACGGGCTTGACAGCGGCTGGCGCTGCGACTGACGCAGTGCCCAAATAGTTTTCCACGTCCGACTGAGGAAGGCCGGTTTTTTCGGCAATCCACTTCGCGCCCTTTTGGAAGTTCTGGCCAATGAAGTCGATCAGCTGACGGCCAGCCTCTTGCTGGTACTCAGGCGTTTCGGTGACGCCGAACGCCCGGCCAAACGGCGACTCAACGGCACCCACCAAGCGGGCGGTCGCCGCTTGCGCTTGTTCTGGTGAACGGTTCAAGCGAGCTAAGCCATAGCCCACTTGCTGGACCACGGCCGGAATTACGCCGCCGACGGTAACGTCGGCCAGCGAGGCTGCGCTGCGGCCGAGCTGCGTCAGCGCGCCAGGCCTTTGGCGAGGGCCAGGCACTTCAGTTTGAGCGGGCGCCTGCGCGGGTTTAAACGTAGCCGCAGCAAACGCAATCGCGTCTTGCTCCGTCGCACCATCGGGCGCGTCTACGGGGATGATTGAACCATCGGGCGCAGTGACGTTAAAACGGGCCATATTATGGTTTCCTGATGCTAAAGCCAGGGAATTGCGGATTCGTGATTACGTTAGCTGGGGCAGCGGCAGGCGCGGGCGCTGCGCGCGCGGGCGTAGCAGCCGTTGGAATCTGGCTAGCGGCCGACGGCGCTCCCACCGCGTACTTCTTGAGCGCGGGGCGAGCGAACAGTGATTTGCCGCCTTCGCCAGCAAACCATGCATCTTCGGCACCGTTAAAGCTGCCTTTACCCGGCCCTTTTTTCCATTCGGTATAGAAGTTGCGCTGCTCAACGTCGCGGCGCAGTTGTTCTTTTGCAAGGTCCAAAATAAATCGGTTGGCGTCTTTGGTCTTGGCCAACTCTGCACCAATCTGTTCGATACGACGCGCGTCCGATTCAGTCTGCGGGCCTTTCTGTTCAAGCTGCTTTTGCAGCACAGCTGAAATGGCGTTGGACTGGAACGTCTGTGTGTCGGTGGCAAACTTCTCTGCGTCTTTAACGCCCAGCGCACCAAGCACCCGAGCACCCGCAGCCTTGGCGTCGGTGCCAAAGCCAGTGTCAAGACCCTTGTTCAATGTTGCCAGGTTAGCTTCAATCGACGGCAGTGTTCTGGCTGCGACTGACGCTTGCTTAGAAATGGCGTCGTATTGTTGAACGATCAATTTACCAAACTCAGCCGACTCGGCTTTCTCTTGTACGTTGGTAATGTTTACACCCGGTGGGCGGCTAGCTAATCTGAGCCGTAACTGCTGCGCTTCTTCTTCCGGCGTCAGCAGACGCTCTGGTCGTTGGGCGTCACGGTACGCGGCGTAGCCAGCTTGAGTAATTGGGTAACCCAACGCCTGCATGGTCTTGATGTCAGCAGGCGTTGCTGTAGCGGCGCGTTCAATTTGCTTGAGCAGCAGTGCAGCCTCGGCCTTCGCGCCGGGGGTGTCAATGTTGGCAACTCGGCGGTAACGCGCCTCTAACCCAGCAACGTCAGGTTGACCGGCCATTGCGTTGGCAGGCGCTGCGGGCGGGGGGGCCATCGCATTCATGGGCGGCGATTCAGGGATGGGTGTGGTCACCACGCCAGGGACGCGGCCCATTGTTTGCGTACTGGTGTAGTCGCCCGGTGCTTGAGCGCCAGCGGATAAATCCATCCCTGTCGGTGAAGCGCCCAGCGCGTTTTGCGCCTTTGGCTCAAACTCGGATTGGTAGGCAGCAAACGCTGCTTGATCGGCCAGCTTTTGACGAATAGCTGCGCCTTGTGTCATGTATTCTGGCTTGCCAGATTTAATCATTTCGTCAGCAGCAGCCGCCAAATCTGGCGGGCCACCTTTAGCAACAATTGCGGCTTGAATTCGGCCCAACACGTCGCGGTCGCGGCGCAGTGATTCCAACTGCATGTCAGCAACTTCGGCTTGACGCTGCCCACCTTGAATCTGTTGAATCTGAGCGTACTGCGCCAATGCGTTCGGAGCCTGAAATTCAGGCTGGCGAAAGCTCATGGCGATGTTGGGGTTAACGAGTGCCATGTTTGTTCCTTACCGAACCATGTATGAAGGGGTATTGGTAAAACCAGTCTCGGTTGTATACGCCATTGAATTATTTTGATTCAACGCTTGTTGCAGCAGCGAGTTGGTAGCTTGGTTTTGCTGGTAACCCATGTACTGCCCAACGCCCCCTGATATAGCGTTAGCCGTGCCCATGTAGCCCGATGCGCGGGCTTGGGCGGCCTGACCCATCGCCTCGCCAGCGCCAGACGCATAGTTCTGACCTGCCGCGCCGAGTTGGTTCACCGAGGTCTGACCGACACCGGCCAGCGACTGCAACGGGTTTAGCCTTGCGCCGCGCTCGGTCTGGTAACGGTTGAATGCGTTAGTGTATTCTTGCGAACCCATCTCTTGACCAAACCGTTGCGCCGCTTTCAAAGCGCCGCCAGAGATCAGGCCACCACGGGCCGATGCGCTGCGCTCCAGCGCCTTTTGGCCTTCAGCCAGCCGAAACGCATAACCAGGATCGGCTTGAAACTGGTTCATGCCAAACGGCGTATACCTAGACGCAGCCTCCAGCTCTGGCAGTGCGCGAAGCCCCGCCTCACGGAACGGCGCTTGCAGCTCCATTTGGCGCTCAAACTGCTCACGTTGAAGATCGGTAGCTCGGTCTGCTGCTGACGCTTGTGTTTTTGCAGCGCTACGAGATGATGCAGCACCAATTACGGCACTGCCTACAATCGCCATCCAGGGCATAATCTACTCCTTTAGGCACTCGGCCAGTTTGCGGGCTTGCGGTTCATCGCCCGCCACGATCAGCACTTCGTCAATATCATCAGCGTCTGTGCATTCAGTTGCGTGAATGCAATACCACACAACGTCTGTGAGCGATTTTACGCCATGATGCTTATTTGCTTCAATGGTTAAACAGGCGGGCGCATGAATAACTTTACGTTCGTTGTCAACAACCAGTTCAATTGACCCACTGGCCAAAATAGACAGGTGGCTAAACTTGTGCTTGTGTTGCACAAGAATATGCCCAGCGGGGATACGTGTTTCTTTAGCATACATCCCCGCGCTAAAGTGGTGCTGGATCACAACACGTCCTTAGTTGATTTGGAAGCTAACAGAGTTAAACGATACTTTGTTACCGGACACAGTAGCGTTCATTTTCACGTTGCCTGACGAATCAATTTCAAACACCACGGCGCTTGGCACACTGCTAATCTCACCATACGAGCCGATCAGCAATGTGGCCGTGGGGCGGTAGCCAACGGGCAAATTAAAGATCGTGGCACTTGAGTTGGTGGCGCGGATAGCGCCGCCTTGCAAACGCACTACGTCAAACTCGTCTTTGTAGTAACTGCACAAAGGCGATGGGACGCCTGCGTCAGCCCAGCTGTTTTGGAAAGTCACCGTGTTCCAACCTGGAAACACATAAGGGATACCAGTCAGTTGAATTTCGTTGGTGATGGTTGGCTCTTCGGTTGCAGACTGGAACAGGCAACCAGACCAACCCACAGTGCTGACGCCGCTTGACGTGTCGATGGTGTTAATGTACTTGCGACCGGAATTTGGCACGTAAGTGTTGAAGTATCGGAATCCACAACCGGCTACGCTGACAGTCTGTTTGACGCCCGCGCCTGATGTTTCGACCAAAATGTTGTTGGTTGTGAAGTTAGCAACGTCAAGACGTGCAAATGAGCAACCGCTGATGCTGGCCGCTGCGGGTTCTGCGGAGTTGGCCAACCAGATGTCGGCCGTGCCTACGTTGTTCTCAAAGTACACGCCGCTAAAGTTGCCCGACACAGCGCCTTGAACGCCCGAGTTACTGAGCAGCACGCCAAACTTGGAAACCCCAGAACCAGTCAGGCCGTTGCTCTCCACGCTGCCGCCAAACATGTTGAAGTTTGTACCGCCAACAATCCAAACGCCTGCATCTTGGTTATTGCCAATTACGCAAGCAACTAATGTCAATGCGTTAGGGTAGCTAAAGTTGGTGTATTCAGCACGCATGCCAATTTTGGCTTGTCGGAATATGCAGTTGTAAAAAACACTTGACAACACGTCAGTAGCGTAAAACGCATATTCGCCGTTGTAGCAGCACACGTCCTCTAACGACAAGAAAGCTAAATTGTCGCCACCAATACAAAACCCAACATAGTCTTCTTTGACAAAGAACAAACCGCGAATAACTTGATGGCTTTCTGGGCCAGCGCCGGTGCTGCCGCCAGTAATGGTCAGCATGTCGTAACTACCGGGCATACCGCGAATCAGAACGCTGGCCGAACTGTCACCGTACAAGGACGCTTTGACTCGGGCGCTAGTGTCACCGCTGTTGTTGATTGTCAGGCCGTTGGTAATTCTGTAGACACCCGGCGGGAAGTAGACATCACCGCCAATAGTGTTGGCGTAATCAATAGCTGCTTGGATGCTTACAGTGTTGTCGTATGCGTCGTCGCCTATGGCGCCGAAGTCCTTGACGCTGATGGTTTCACGCATCTTGGCCTGGGCTGTCGTGGCCACAGCACCAAAGCCGTCTTGGATAAACCCGATTTCGCTAGAACCATCGCTGGCGGCCAAAGAAGCAACCAAGGCGTTGATGGCGGTTGTCAGGTCGGCCATCGTGGCAAAACCGCCCACGTTGTCAACGGTCCAGATTTCCACGTCGTTGCTGTCGGTCAGCTTGAGCTTGTAGTAGCTAGACGACAGCCACACGCCCGCTTCGCCACGCGAGTTCAAAACCACAGGGTTGGGGTTGGCTGTTGTTGTCGAGTTGCCGGTGTACGTGGCCAAAGGCGTTGTTGTGCCCGCAGCGTATGAGTACAGTTTGCCACCAACCAGCGGGTTGCCAGCGGCGTCGAAGAACTGTAGTTTTGGTGCGGGTGAAAGCGTTGCTGTAGCCATTTGTTACCTCGGTACAAGAGTCAGTTGTGGCGGCGTCTGGTAGGTTACCCGCAGCCGGTCAAAGGGTGAGAGTGTGAACATCCCATAGAAACTACCGGTGTTGAAAAATGTAACACCATCGCGCGAAAACTCCAAGAGAATCACGCCGCCGCCGCTGACAATTATATCTGCGGGGAACCCCGTGTTGTTGACATACACAAAGGGTGCTTCATCAACCACAATGGCGCTTGGCTGCACTTTGTAGTTTGTGATTCCGCTTGAGCCGCCGCCGGTTAACTCAAACAAATTCAGGAAAAAACGATACCATTCCCGCGACATCAAATTAGTGCGGGGGTCGATCAGGTCAACCCGTGTCGACGGGATGTTTGTGATGTTAAGCATTGGTCGGACTTATTCCCAATTCAGCGCCCATGATGGCGATCTGGATTGGATCAGTGCCCGACAGCTCATAAACGCGATCTCGCAGCTTAAGAGTCATGCCAAGCCTACGCCAAAAGATACGAGTACCGTAAGCGCCTACAGCGCCGCCTTGCGCCCAATGCTCATTTGACCAAGTGTGGCCACCATCGTCGGACCAGCGCAGCATAAACTGAGGTGGTGGGTTGACTGAGATCGTGCGCTCGTCGATCAGGTTCTCGTAATCCTCGGTGACCAGCCGAAAACCGTCCTCGGTCATCAAAAAGATGTCTTCTGTGATCGGGGCAAGCAACGCACCTGCCTGGGCGTCCAGTTGCAGACTGTGCTGGGCCGTGCGCTTGAGGTTGTTCTGCCCTGTGGGCAGCGCACGCCACGAACGCAGCCAGCGCTGAATCTGGCCGTTGTCGGCGTACACGTTTAAGTCGAGGGTGTAGATGTTGCCGTTTTGGTAGTCGCCAACAATGATGTTGCCGACAAAACTGCACTGGCAGTTGGACCGGTGGCGCATAAAGCTGCCGTTGTCCCAGCCTGCACGCTCATGCCAAGCCTGCGTAGACGCATCGTAGACCCAAGTTGCGTTGGCACTGGGAAACGTCAGGACGTAGAAACCGTGGCCGTCTTGCTGGTACGTGTAGGCAACAGCGTCAGAGATGTTGCCGTACTGCTGAATCTGCCACTCGATTGCGTGCGTTGAGACACGTTGGCCGTTATAGCCGTTGGCCCTGTAGACAATGCCTTGACCACGGGCATCAGTACCAAGCCAGAACAATGTGTTGTCCAGTTTGGCCACCGAAAAGGGTGCCACGCAACCAATTTCGTTAAACGCGCCTTGAATCCTGCTTAAGGGGAAATCAGGGTTGCCTGCGTTGTACCAAACTTCAACCGAGTCGCTGCCAAACAGCCACGCTTCGCGGTGGTTGACGTTAACCGATACCAAGCCGTCAGGAGAACCTTCAGCGCTTGCAAAATCTAGCGCGTCAATGTCTGTGCCATCAAAAATCGCCGTGACCCAAATTTTTTGGCTGTTAGGCTCGTTGAACACAAAGTAGCCGTCCAGATAACCCACGGTCACAGCACCAGGAAAGTCAGGGTCCGTGATGGGCGCAAAGACGTTGGTGACTTCGTTGTAGATGTAGCTGGGGCCGTTGCAGGCAAAGAAGATTTGCGTGCCGTTGTCTGCAATCGAAACTGGACCCGTGCCCGAAACCTCACCAAGCAATACGGGCGTGGCCGTGGTGCCGGTCAGCTTGTACACCTCAACGCCCGAGACAACGTAAAAGTCCGTGCCGTTGGTCTGGTGCGCCCACAAACCGCGAATGGGGCCAGTGCCCACGGTCTGCAAGAAGTTCAGACCTGGCGCACGGTTCAAGAACGCCGCTTCCTTGCCACCCTCGGGAATAATCTCGGGGAACAAGTTGACCATGCGGTTATCCGCAGCGTTGACACTGCGGGTAACATATGAACTTCCAAGTATAGGGGACTTTATGATATACTCCTACCGCAGCAAGGAGCCACACTATGATTGAATGGAAACCACTTGTAGGACATGAAAGTGACTATGAGGTAAACAACGAAGGGATTGTACGCCGGACCAGTTCCCGAGGTAAATTTCACCAACGGTTTACGCCGGGTCAAGTTGAGGCGATCAAAGTTAGTTACACCAAAGAAAAAAGCCAGCGAAAAGTAGCTGCTTTGTTTGGCGTTAGTCAAATGACTATAGGAAAGATTGTTCGTGGTCTTGCTTACGTGGACGCCAATCATGTGTTGATGCCTGCGCTGCGCGGAGATGGATATTGGTTTGTCACCTTGTCGGTTGATGGAAAGCACACTCACAAAGCCCTTCACACCGCAGTTGCGGAAGCATTTTTGGGCGGCAGACCGCACAACGCTTGGATAAACCACAAGGATGGCAACAAAGCTAACAATTGCGTCAAAAATCTGGAGTACATGTCGCCTGCGGGAAATAGCCAACACGCGTTGTACGAACTTGGCAAAGCTAAAAAACTGAGTTTTGATCAAGCCAAAGACATTTGGTACGCAAAGCAACGAGGTCAGAAACGCAAAGACATTGCGGCTAAACACAACGTATCCATTCACATGGTCACTGCCATATGGATGGGTAAATCGTGGTGGCACGCTAGATAGCATAATCAATAGTTACCGGCGTAGATGTTGAAACGCTGACGGTTGGCCACTATGGCATACGGCAGGCTCATGATGTCATCTGGGTTGTTGATGCGCTTCAAATCACGCTTGGATGTCATGGCGATGCGCTGCACCTGTTGGCTTGGCTCAACGCCAAACTCAGGGGCGATCTCCATTGCCAAGTTGTACGTGAACGCACGCAGATAGCCTGGCGGGAACAACATCGAGGTGGCAAGCGTGACTGGTCGGGTTAGTTCTTCAACCGAGATGAAGTGCCACTGCAACGCCTGCGTGGGGCGTGGGTAGACGTACATCTCGATGTTGGGGTAAGTCATGTTGACAAACATGACTTGCGGGAATGTGGAGGTTACGGTCTTAACCGCAATGCCGTTGTACTGGGCTTGGTTGATGAACTTGACGCCATATGACACGCCGTTGTTGGCCAAGTAGTATGTGGAGTCGTCCAGCAAGATGGGGCGGTTGCCCACAAAGTCACCAGAAGGTCCAAGGGTTTGGCTGATGAGGCCAGAGGGCCATGTGAAGACTTGATCTTGGGTGGCAAACACCGACAGACGCTCGGTGTTCCACGAATCAATCATTTGATTCAACGCCATCAGGGCGTCTTGCGACATGGCAGCAGAGGGTGTTTCACCCTCGGCCAATATACCTAACAGGCGCAAAGCGCGGTTGATTTGATCGCCAGCGGTATACGTTGCCATGTTTAAACTCCTTCGGATTCACCTTTGCGGGTGTATTTGCGCTTTACAACAAGCGTGTTGGCCGCTTCTTCAGGTTCCGAAAGCGTGTCTGGATTATAGCGAGTCCAGCCATTTTGTTCATCTGCTTCGGCCTCAAGTTCCATTGTGGCAACTTTAGCGCCGTGGACGGGGTGTGATAGGTAGATGTTCATGTTGGCAACGGGGTCCGAAGACCCCGTTTGGTTTTACAGGACGTGGATTACAGCGAAGTTGATCACAACGGCTTCAGACAACGCGCCGCCCGAAAGGTTGCGCAATGTGATTGTGCAGCTTCCAGTGGATTTGCCAGAAACCCAGCAGTTGTAAGCACCGGCAGTAGCGCCAGAAGACACGCTCAAAATTACAACGTCTTTTGCGCTAATGACGCTGTTGGTCAAAGTGAACGTAACGTTCGTGGCGTTAGCCAATTCGGCATTGTTCATTGTGATCTGACCAGCAGACTTGTTCAGGGTCACGCCAGTTGATTTGCTTGTCAATTGAGTCACCGTGCCGCTTGCTTCTGCGGTGTAACCCAACTCACCACCAGACATCACAAAATTAGACCCAATAATGTCTTGGTCTTCAAAAGCAACGCCAATTGATTTGGTATTAGATGTCATGATTGTTCCTTTAAAAATGAGGACCGAAGTCCCCATTTAGGTTTAGCCAAGACGATACACAACGTAAGTGCCGTCACCGGTCTTACGGAAGCGGAACAACTGGCTGGTTGTCACAGCAATGGCGACCAAAGCGTTGCCGCCATCGGTCACACCAGTGTTAACAGCCAATGTCACAGCACCAGAAGATGTGCCGATGTTGACAATCGACAAGTCGAATGTGCTGCCAACAGTAGCGTTAGGAACAGCAGCGTCGATTGCAGTGCCCAGAGGCAGCGTGTAAGTCGCAGCAGAAGTGGAGGGGTTAGCCACCAACATCTGGTTAACGATCTGAGCTGCTGTCAGGGTTGCTGTAGCCGTAGCTGTCTGAGGGGCGGCCATTGCGCCCATGATAGTTTCTGCGCGGTTGCCTGCACCAACTTGGTAACCGCCTGCGCCGTTAGGGAGAGCCATGATAATTTCCTTAAAAAAGATTAAAACGAATGAAAGGGGGCCGAAGCCCCCGTTTCAATTTAGCCCCACATGCGGACGGCCATTTGTGGACGGATCGTGCTGAAACCATACAGCACGTCGATACGGCAAGGCAAACGGTCGTTGTTGATGTCGTACTGACGCACAACACGCAAGCTGATACCGTTGTGAACTGCGCGGGCAGCCATGTCAACACCTTGTGGCAACAGCAAGTCAGCAGTTGCGAAGGTGATGGCATCCTTGTGGTACACCAAGTTCTGAGCGTACTGGGTAGAAGCAGCGCCCACGAAAGTCACAGTTGCGCCAGTTGCAGGCAGCACGTCCACAGTAGCCAAAGCATTGGCAGCAGAGTACATAGGAGCAACAGTCACAGTCCAAGTGCCAGCCACGGCAGTGGCGTCAGCCAAAGCAACGAATTGGAACAAGGAACCAGTGGACTCACGGGTTTGTGGGTTGACAGCGTTACAGGCGCTGATTGTGAACACGTCACCAGCTTTGATGGTGGTAGTCACAGAGCCTTGCTCCAACAAAATGGTGGTAGCACCTTCGGCAGTAACGCCTGGGGTCTTGACCAATGTTGAAGCAGTCGCGCTACGTGAGCCAGTGGTGTGCTGCTTGATCGACTGAGACATGTTGATCTCGTCAAAACCCAACACGCCAGTGCCCATCATGCCGTTCTTGAACTGCTTGCTGATGGTGTCGGTGGGGTTGAACAAACCCTTCATGCCTTCAACCAGACCAGCGTTAGCGGCTGGGTTGACGGTAGCGTAACGTGGGGACATCACGGCAGCGTTCTCGTTCAGCTTCTGCTGGGCTTGCAACAGCACCAAAGAAGTGGAAGGAGTAGTGCCAGGAGTGCCAACGGTGTTACCGATGGTTCTGTATGCGTTGGCAACATCAGCGTCGATGCTGGAGGCCAACTGGCTGATACGAGGCTTCAACACACGCTCTGCGAAGTCGTCCAATTGCATGGTCAATTCAGCAGATGTGAAGTTGACACCAATGTGCTTTTGATTGTTCACAGTCAAAGTGGTGAACTGTTCGTTGTCGTCCTGAACTTGCAGGGCGGCGCCGTCAGTTACCAGAGCGCGGTCGGGCAAACGGATACGCAGTGTGGAGCCGATCTTTGCACCTTCAACAGCAAAGCTGTCGTCGTACTGACGGTTTACGTTACGGGTGATCACCAGGTTGTTCTCAAGGATTTCGAGAGCCTTACGGGTGATCATGTCAATGGTCAGAATACTGTTAGACATGATAGTCCTTTCAAAAAATTAGCGGTTGCGTTGCGCTTCCAACTTCTTAATCTGGCGTGCGCGTTCAGCTTCGATCCACTGCGAGGTACTCATGGACTTGATTGACCGTGGGTCAGTCGTGTCATGGCTCGGCGAACCAGTTGAACGTGCAGTCACCGGGCTAATAGGTGCTGGCGCGTTTGAAGTTTTTTTGACCGGAGGGTTGTCGCTTAATTTAGCTTCAATCTTTCCAATCTCTTTTGCCTGTGCAAGGGGCGTCATGCGGGAGATACGCTCGGCGTCTTTAGGATTGGTTCCAAGGTAGTAAGCTAACTCGGGCCCAATGTCTGAAGACTGGATCGTTTCAGCCATCACGTTTGTAATTGGCAGCTTGGGGTTGTAGGCAACTTGGTCAAAGTCGTCGTACTTGTCTCGTGCTGATTCCTCACGCTCCTGATAGCTTTCGAGAATCTGCGACTGCTGCTTGGCAGCTTCACGCTTGGCAATCAGTTCTTCGGCTTTCTGGTAGGCCATTGCATCTGCATAGGCTTCAGGAGACTCAAACTGATCAGCAGATGCTGTCGGGGCAGCTCTCAGAACTTGCGTTTCCGCTTGTTTCTGTGCCTGATCTCTTTCCCATTTGCGCTGTTCTCTTGCGAGGCGCTTACCGATCATTGCGTCAATTTCAGCTTGCGTATAAGTTTTTTCCGCTTGCTGTTCTGTCTGCTCTGTCGATACTTCCGGCGAATTAACTTCGGGTTCAGGGGCAGCCGTTGCTTCCTGTTCCGGCGCGGGTGCTTCCGCTAAGATTTCATTGTCCATTTTGAATCCTGGGATTCCCTGGTCATCTGGGCCAGTACAGTTTTGCGAAATATATCACGGTTTTTCAGGCCATGCATTGAACTCTCGGGCGTCTGCCACCGTTGATGGCAGATCGCGCAATGTTTGGCGGTATGCGGCCCATGCGGATGCATCACCGGCAAAGTCGGGCAGTTGGGTGTAATCACACGCAGACAGCAACAAATTGCGCTTGCCGCGCAGGGCGTCCATAGCGCGTTGCTTGTTTGCAGCAATCTCTTCGGCCGTCAGCTCCACCACTTCCAACTGAGTTGGGTCCACGGTGAAGTTTGTATATACGACCTTCTGGGTCAGTGCGTTGTGTTCCATTTTTACTCCGGTTGTGTGGGCCACTGGACGGACCAAGGGAATTCGACTTGGGCAGTGACATCCCGCAGTGCTTGGCAATAGTCAATCCATTGCTGCGTAGGGGTCAGGTCAGACCGAAAGCGCCAGTCTGTTTTGGCCAGCTTGCTGTTGCGCTCGGCACGGACTTGTGCGGCTTGGGCATCGTTGCGGCTTGCCGCTTCCTCGGCGCTCATGTCGCGCACAGCAAACGTCTGAGTCCAGCGTTGGTCTTCAGTGCTAAACACTGGAGTGCCTTCTTCCAAGACCTGAGTAGCTGTCACCTCTGGCTGCGTTGCAAAGAACACACGGTGGACGCCGTACTCCAGCAGCGATGCGTCACTGATCTGGCTCGGAAAGCTGGTTTGCGGGTTGGCCCGTTTCAGGTCGCCCGTGCTATAGGGGTACTGTTTGACAGTACCGTTTTCAATCAGTGCGTGCATTTCAACTCCTTAACCAAAATGATGCGTGCCGATGTGGATGGTCTGAATCCAAGGGGCCGCGTAAATCTTTCCACCGGACTGCTTCCACTTCTGGCAGAAGGCGTAATCTTCGGACAAAAACTCGCCAGTGTTGGCATCCACGCCCGTGTCGAAGTAATGATACACAGGGGTCTGAGCAGATATTTGCCCGATGACCGCCGACCCCAGTTTGCTAGCGCGTGTGCTTGGCTTTAAGGCCGCAAAGACTTCGCGTTTTATCAGCATGAGGCCCGTGGCAACACTTTCAACTTCCACGCACTCTTGCGTCCCCATCTTCACATTGCCTCTGACGTAGTAGTCGTAGGCGTTGGCCGCAAGCTGTTGCGCTGAATCCACCTTCTTTGCCACGTTGAGTACGCGCTGCCAGTCGATGTGCTTCTTGGCGTACAAGCCGCCGATCAGGTTCTTGTCGCTCTCCAGCATCTTTACCACGCCATGCGCGTCAAAGGCCACATCTGCGTCAATGAAAAGCATGTGTGTGCAGTCTGACTCAAGAAAGGTGTGCGTGAGCATGTTCCGGGCGCGTGTCACCAAGCTCTCGTTGGTGATGAAGTTGTGTTCAAACTCCACCAGCTTTGAGAGGTTGAGCAGCGACGAGGTGTAACCCGCCGTGCAGTTGCCCCCGTACATGGGGGTGGCGATGTGCAGCTTCATCCGACTTGGCGTTTGATGACGTTCAACATGATCTGAGCCTTCTTCTGCTCCAGCTTCTCGGAAGCCAGCAGGTCACGCAATTGACTGGTGAAGGCCGACAGTTCAGCGCGTTCGTCTGGTGGCAGGTTGCCGATTTCTTCCAGTGCGATAGCGTAGTTGTCGATGTTGATCTGGTAGTGCATGACCTCTTGGATTCGTGCGTCCAAAGATGCAGCCAAGATTTCTTCGCGTGTTTGAGGTGTTGCGGGTGTAGTTTCTTTTTCCATGATTTTCCTTTTAAATTAGTTGATGATTTGACCGAATGCGACACCGCGCCCAGTCCCCGTTGCTACTGTTGCAGGGTTGGCGTATTTTGTGCCAAAACCACTGCCGGACCAAGGATAAGCTGTAACAAAGGGGGTGATGGCGTGAACAACAGCAATCGCAGAACCGTCAGTGCTAAAGGCTACGCCTAAGCCGCCGCTCGGTGGAAGTGTCGCTGGATTTGCGTATTTAGTTCCGAAACCAGACCCACTCCAAGGGTAGGCTGTTATGGATGGGGAAGTAGAGTGCGCAACAGCAATTGAAGCGCCGTCAGGGCTAAAAGCTACGCCGTTACCCGTACTTGTTGGCAAAGTCGCAGGGTCAGCGTACTTCGTACCAAAACCCGAACCACTCCAAGGGTATGCTGTGATGAAGGGGGTTGTGGTGTGGGCCACTGCAATAGCAGAACCGTCAGGACTAAATGCAACGCCGTTGGTCGTCCCTGTTGGCAGTGTTGCAGGGGCCGAATACTTTGTTCCAAAACCAGAACCAGACCAAGGGTAGACAGTAATGCGGTCGCCGCTGCTGTGTGCAACAGCAATAGCAGAACCATCTACACTGAACGCGACACCGTTGCCAGTTGAAGCTGGTAGTGTCGAAGGATTGGCATACTTAGTGCCAAACCCACTACCACTCCAAGGGTATGCGGTAATGTAGGGGCTGCTTAAATGTGCCACCGCAAGAGCATCATTGTTAGGGCTAAAGGCTACGCCTAAGCCGCCGCTCGGTGGACGTGTTGCAGGGTTGGTGTATTTTGTTCCAAACCCAGAGCCACTCCAAGGGTAAGCGGTGACAAAGGGTGTTACGTCGTGACCGACGGCAATAGCAGAACCGTCAGGACTAAATGAAATACTTTTACCGTCTCCTGTTGGCAGTGTTGCAGGGTTGGCATACTTCGTTCCAAATCCAGAACCATACCAAGGGTAGGCAGTGACATATGGGGTTGTATCGTGCGCCACCGCCACAAACTCTTGAGATACAGGATCGCCTACGGTAGACCATGCGACACCGTTTCCAGAGCTTGCAGGTGTTGCAGGGTTGGCATACTTCGTTCCAAATCCAGAACCACTCCAAGGGTATGCTGTAATGAAGGGGGTTGTATCGTGCGCCACTGCAATAGCAGAACCGTCAGGACTAAATGCAACGCCGTTGGCCGTCCCTGTTGGCAAGGTTGCGGGATTAGTATATTTAGTGCCAAAACCAGAACCAGACCACGCATATGCGTTGATGTAAGGTGAAGCTGAATTGCCAACGGCTATAGCGTCACTAGCAGGACTAAAACTGACCCCTTCTCCGAGGCTTGCAAGAAGGGTAACTGGGTTAGCGTACTTAGACCCGAACCCAGAGCCAGACCAAGGGTAAGCTGTAATAAACGGTGAGTTAAAGTGCGTTATGGCAATAGCTAAACCGTCAGGACTAAATGCTACGGTATTTGAATTTCCTGTTGGTAATGTTCCGGGGTTAGCGTACTTAGTGCCAAAGCCAGAACCAGACCATGGGTAAGCTGTAATATATGGCGATGCGTTGTGCGCCACAGCAATTGAAGACCCGTCAGGACTAAATGCAACACCATCTGCGTTACTTGCTGGTAGTGTTGCAGGGTTGGTGTACTTAGTCCCAAACCCAGAACCACTCCAAGGATAAGCCGTAATATATGGACTACCAGAATGAGCTACGGCAATTGCGGAGCCGTCAGGACTAAATGCAACACTTTCTGCGTTACTTGCTGGTAGTGTTGCAGGGTTGGCGTATTTTGTGCCAAAACCACTGCCGGACCAAGGATACGCCGTGATATGTGGACTACTAACATGAGCTACGGCAATTGAAGACTCGTCAGGACTAAATGCAACGCCTTCGCCATTATTTGCTGGTAGCGTTGCCGGATTTGTATACAACCCACGGAACCCACTGTCGCCCCATGAGTACACCGTGATAAAGGGCGATGTATTGTGAGCCACAGCCAACGCTTTAGGCTTCGCCGCAACACCTGTCGCTGCTCTGAGTTTTTCAGCAAGCATCAAGCATCTCCCACGCGAGCGCCGTAGATCACGGTGTCAACCTTCCAAAGCTGGATCGCTGTAAAGCCTGTGGTGTTCAATGTTGGGGCTGTGCCGCCGTTGGTCTTCCAAGTCACGGCCACTGAAGACCAGTCAATCGTGTAAGCGGTGTCGTCATCCACCATCAGCGTCAGAGACTGCCCCGAGGCCCATGTGCCAGCAGTGGGTGTGCTGTTGCCCGATAGCGTCCATGTCTGGATTGAACCGTCAGTAGGCGACAGGGCTGGCGTTGTGCCGGTGACAGCGAACACTTCTTCGGTGTAGCCATCGTTCAGGACCGCTGCGGTCATCGTCGGAGCCGTCAGCGTTTTGTTGGTTAGGGTTTCAGTGCCCGTCAGTGTAACAATACCCGCAGCAGCCAAGGACGTTGCACCAGTACCGCCGTTGGCGATAGGCAAAGCCGTGCCGCTGTACGCAATCGCCAAAGTGCCCGATGTGGTAACTGGACCACCACTGACAGACAGGAACGACGGCACTGTTGCGTCCACAGATGTGACTGTACCGGTGCCACCGGCCGTGGCGTTAACGGTCTGGTTTGGCCATGAGCCTGTGATGGTGACGTTGGTACCTGCAACCAGTGCAGGTGTGGCTGTACCCGTACCGCCGTTGGCAACAGGCAGCAAACCCGTCACGTTGGTGGTCAGATTGGCAAACGTGGTCGAGGTTGTACCCGTGCCGCCGTTGGCAATAGGCAAAGTTCCTGTAACACCCGTGGTCAACGGCAAGCCAGTAGCGTTTGTCAGTGTCGCAGAAGTTGGAGTTCCCAGCACAGGCGTCACAAGTGTGGGCGATGTGGACAACACTACATCACCGGTCCCTGTGGTGCTATAGGAGGTGCCCCAAGCGATACCGGTTGACAAGGGAATGCCCGCGCCAGGGTACACCATGCCGCCGCCACCGCCGCCTGACGAGTTAATCGTCTGATTGGGCCAAGTGCCTGTGATCGTGACGTTGGTGCCCGCCACCAAGGACGGTGTGGCCGTGCCTGTACCGCCGTTGGCAACGGGCAACAAGCCTGTCACGCCAGTGGTCAGGGGCAAGCCGGTCAGGTTAGTGGCCGTGCCGCTTGATGGTGTGCCCAACGCGCCGCCGCTGGTCAAATAAGACCCGGCAGGCTGCTTGCTGTTGAACGTGTTCCAGTCGGTGGAGGTCAAATAGCCATCGGCGCTTGTGGTGGCCGCAGCCATGCTGATCGCAGGCGTTGCGCCACCGCTGGACACCACTGGCGCAACACCAGTAACCCCAGTCACGCTCACAGCGCCACGCAGGTCGGCAACGCTTACTTTTTTCGTTGTGCCGCTTTGGACCAACGGGACTTCTTCAGTCCCTGCCAGCGGTGTGGTGGCTGCTGGCAGTTGGGAAATTTTAACGTCTGCCATTGCAGCCCCTTAATCGTATGCGACTGTGAACGATGCCGAACTGCCAGCCAAAACAATGTACAAACCCTTGTTGAAGTACAAGCCAGCGGGGATGTTCAAATAACTTGTGCCTGCGGTTACAGAAAATGTGTCTGCAACTTTAGGATCGCTGGTGCTGGACGCTTGCGAATCATAAATTGTCAATGTGCCGCTGGAAGAGGCAGAAACAAAAATGCCGTACAGCTTGCCCGCGCCAACTTTGACTTGCGTGGTTGCGGATGCTTGTGTGTAATTAGCCATGATGGTCCTTATGCGAGGAAGCGGAGCTTGTACAAAGTGGAAAGATACAGCTCAACGATATTATCGATGAGTTGCTGAAGCGATGAGTCAGATTTATCGCACACATCGTATCGGCCTTTTTCGATCTCAGCAAGCTGGTCTTGTAGGAACTCGATGATGTTGGTGGTTTTCTTGGCCGCAGGCATGGCAATTGGGCCAATCAAACCATGACGGCCTTGGTAGGCTTCAGCAAATGCATCGGTTACATCAATCACGTCTTTGTAGAAATGCCCGAGTGCCTTGTGCTTGCTGTAGCTGCGGGTGTTCAGATGCACTGAATGGGCCACATTGCGGCCCAAAAACAGCAAACCCATCAATTGCGCGGCGTTCATTGTGGCATCCCTTCCATTGGCGGCATTGGCTCCATAGGCTGCGGTGCTTCAGGCATGCCCTCCATGCCAACGTCCATTTCTTGACCAGGCATTTCGGGAATCCCGTTCAACTGACCGTTGGACTCCATTGCGGCCGCGACCACACCCATTGCAATGTCTTGAATCTGCTGCTCGTTCATGCCAGCCTGTGTGGCCGAGATGCGTTGTGTCTCGGCCTGGTATGCTTTGATCTCAGCTTCGTAGTCCTTGCGGCGCTGCTCTTGCACCTCAATGGACTTGCCCACGTTCTTGATCATCTGGTGCATCTGCTCCATCTCTTGACCCATCGCCTCGATCTGCTGCTCGGCAGCCTGCAACTCGGGCGACTTGTCGTCGTCGGCCATGATCTTGGGGTCGATGGTCTTGGCAAACCGCTTGGCCATCTCTTGAGCGCCTGGCCAGTCCATGTTCTTGACGAACAAATCGCCAGCAACTTGCCACAACTGGGGGTTGCCTTGCAGCAACTGAGCCATTGCCTCCAAAGCCTCTTGGCGTTTGGTGGCGTAGCCGGGACCAGTGACAGCCACAACATCGTACTTGCCAACGCTGGGGTTGTAGATTTTCTCAAGCACAATGCCGTTCTCATCCCTGATCTCGTTGATCGGCATTGGCTGCTCGGGGTTGATCTTGACCATTTCCGTTTCGCCGTCTTCGCCAATGATCCTGGCGATGCGCTGCGTGTCGTAAATCTTGGGGATCAGGTCAACCAGTTGACGCGCCACATGGCGAACGCCTCGGGCCAAGTTGTCACCGTAGTGGTACGTGCCCACATCACCCTCACGCTGGCGGGCCAGAATAGCTTTGCCAGAGCGTTCGTTGGAACCCATGCCAAGCGATGCGTTGTACTGGCCTGTCGTGGCCTTGATGTCTTCAGCAGCGCCTGCCTTGGCTTGCAGCAGCCCGCTGGAGGCCATTGGCGGCTGTGCCCGCTGGGGCAGTGGCAACACCGCGCCTTGGCCGTCTGTAACGTCTGGATTGACTTCCAGATACGGCCAGTTCTGGGTGTTGGCCGTCTTCCACTTCTCTTCGTAGCCCTCAAACTGGCCACCGTAGCCAATGAACGGCGCTTTGGGGGCCAGCGCCAGCATCTCGGCCTCTTGCGACACCCAGTAGTTGTACATGCGCTGGGCGTCCTTGGCGTTTCGCACCAGGCCCGACACGTACAAGCGGCCATCGACCTCGAATTCGTTGCCGACAATGCGGATCACCGGAATCCACTTGCCCGCCCACTCGCGCTCTTCAAGAATGTCGTAGCCGTTGATCTTGCAGTACTTGACCTTTGGGCGGTCAGCCTCGCGGCTGCGCTTGGGCTTGCCGTACACAAGGCGCAGCTCTTTGTCTTCAGGTGTGCCCTCAAACGCTGTCTGTCCACCGGGGTACAGGTTCAACGTAGCTGGGTCAAAGTCGATGTAGTAGTAATCCGCGATGCGTATCGTGTCTTCATTGAGCCAGTTAGAGATCGACTGGTCGCCAACACCCAGCGACTGAAGCGTCGAGATGGGTGTCGAGTCTGGGTACATGCGCTCGTACTCCTCTCGGGTGACATCTTCGGTAATGAAGCACCACTTGGCATCCGCACCTGTTGGGTCTTGGATCGTGGGGTCCATGTAGACGCTGAACGAGTTACGGACCCGGCCAATCTTGATGTCTTGGTCAAACGTGTTGTCGTCGCAATATTCGGTCAGCAGGCGAATGTAACCCTCGCCAAAAGACACCTGGTTCTCGCAGGCAGTGTCGTAAGCCACGTCAGCATCGCTGATGTACTCGATGTGCCGGATCATGCCGTTGAAGACCTCGGCAACCTTCACGTCTGCCTTGTCGTCAACGGGGATCACTTTAGCGCCAGGGCGGTTTTGCCGCTGGTCGTTGGTGACCTGGTGGACGTGCTGGGGCAGTTTGTTGATGGTCAGCGTGGGGCGGGCGTTGATTGTTTGACCCTGCACTGCACCACGGGTGGCCAGCACATCGGCGGGCCACTGCCAGTGGTTGTCGGGCGATCCGGCGTAGAACCGCAGGTCGTCGATCTCGTCTTCACGGCTTTCGGCATAGCAAGAAACCGCCATATCAAGGCGTGATCGGGCAATTGCCAGAATATCGGAGGCGCTATTCTTGGGCTTACCGCCGTTTGCCACAGCAGCAGCGGCAACCATGCCAGTTGGGTCAGCCATTCAGGACTCCTAGTACGTGAGGTTCGCGCATCACGACATATTCTTTGCCGCCGTGCGTGAATTCTTGCCCTACGCCAAAGTACAGGTGGTCGCCCACCTTCAAGTCTTTGCAATCAGGGCCAGCGGACACAACTATACCCGTTTCCTGCTTTTCAGTCGAAAGTAGCTCCAAAAACGCGTGTTTTTCAACGTCCACCTCAATGATCAGGCAGTTCTGCATGGCCCTCAAAGTCATTTTTTGTCTTTCTTGGCGGTCTTGGCAGACTCTTTAAAGTCCTTGGCGGTGGGCGCTGCCTTGGAGCCAGGCTTGTTCATCTTTTCACCAGAACCGGCTTTGATGCGGGCCTGTTTGGCGTGAATATTTGCGTAGAGTCCGGGTTTGGTAGCCATTATGATCCCATCCAAGATGCTGATGCGCCGCGATCGATGTTGATCGTGCGCGTTACGTTGCGCGGATTGTACTCCCGTGAGGCCACAGGGTACGCGAATGTGAGGGCGATAGCATCCGCAGCGTCAGGAGATGCCACGCCCCTAGCTTTCATGTCTTTTTTTGACTCCAAAAAGATCGAACCCTTAGAGTCTGGCTTCATCATAGGCGAGATCAGGTCAGTTTTCAAGAACCTGTCGGTAGGAATGCTGGCCGATTTGAGCCAATCCTTCATCTTGCCCCACATCTCAGCACGTTTGTTGCCATACATGGCCGGGTTAGCCGATTTCCAGCCAAAGTTGACGCCCTTAATCTTGTACCGCTGCTCTTTCAGCCGGTCCACGACGCCTGCCCCCAGCCCGCCCTCGTCAATAAACACCATTGCAGGCTTGTATTCCTCAATGGCTTCGATGATGTACCCCACCACCGTCATCGTATCGTCGCCCCGGTGCCGGATGATGCGCGTTATGTCCCGCCCCTGCCGCACAGCGATCACGGTGGCGTCTGCCCCAAACCGCGCCGGGTCTACCCCGATCACGATTGGTGCGCTTGGGTCTTTGTACTGTGGCCGCTTCATGGCATCGTCCACCACCATGCTGGAGATGAACTGGTCGTCGCCGATGTTGGGGAACTCGCCGTACACCTCAACGTGCGCCTGTGATGAGTCTGGTCCGTATTCGTCGATGATCTGCTGGTAGACCTGCTTGTCTGTGCCTTCCACCGTGCGGGCGTCCACCACCTTGGTGCCCCAGAACTCCCGCTTGGAGTGGAATGTCTCGTAGAAGTACCCGCTGTTGCGTCGTGGGTTGCTAAACGCCAGCCAGAAACGGTTGGGTGTGTTCTCAGTAAAGAACCCCGCCGTCACCGCCCAGATCGCGTCCGCAATACCACTGGCTTCGTCAAAGATCACCATCACGCCGTCGAAGTTGTGTACGCCAGCGTACGCATCGGGGTTTTCTTCCGACCACAGCCGCCCCTCGACGCCCCAGTAACGTGTGCCCTTTTTCAAGTCGCGCTCGACCAACTCCGTCAGCCATTTGGCTGGCATCAGCCTGGTGGCGCTGACTTCGAACCAGTGGCTGTTGAGTGACATGGCCAACCACTTGGTGATCTCGGCCCATGTTACCGACCTTAATTGAGACTCTGAGTTAGCCGACACGATGGTGGTCGAGCCGATCCGCGTGGACAGCATCCAGATCACGATCCATGACACCAGTGCCGACTTGCCGATACCCCGGCCAGACGAGACTGCGTGGCGCAGGGTGTCAAAGTCCACTTGGCCTTTGTTTGCTTTGATGTGGTCGGCTATGTTTTGTAGCACCTCGCGCTGCCATTTACGCGGTCCGGTGAAATGCTCCAGTGGCGTGCCCTGCTGCCCCCAAGGGAACGTGTACATCACAAACGCCAGCGGGTTGTCTTTGAGTTGCGGCGTCCAAAGCCTGGCCATTAGCTCCTGTTCGTCTTCAGCCGAATAGATGGTTGCTTGCATTAGTAATCCTCAACCACAGGCGCGCCAACTGAACACGGCTGACGGTAGTCAGGCCATTTGCGGTCAGGGTGCATGTCAAGCCACATTGAGGCATGGCAAATGTCAATAAAGTGGTATTCCCAACGGCCTCCGTACCAACGGCGATACCAACGAAAATTTTTAAAGTATTGTTTAACCCAAAAAGTTTTAAAAAAGTTACGCATTTATTTTGCTTCCACGTCTGTGACGTCGATCACAGGCGCGGCCCGCTTGGCCGCCTCGGCCAGCGCCCCTGTGATGGAGATGCGCTGCTCGACATCGACGGTGATGGCCTGCTTGGCCACCCAGCCGTGTTGGTGCTTCAAGATTTCTAGCGCCGCCTTGGAGTCGCCGCCCAGCGCTGCTTCGTGCATGACTTCGCTCAGTTGGCGTTCGCCGTCGGCTTTGCCTTTTTGCGCTGCCATCTCGGCGATGGGGTCCAGCACACACAGTTGTCGGTACTCAGCGGGGAGCAGTCCAGCAGCCAGGGCAAGCGTGTCGCCCTTTAAGCCGATTTTGGCTGCGTCGTAAATGCGGTTAAGCGTGGCCTCTGTGGCTTTGACTTCGCGGATTGATAGTGGTAGTGATCTCATTTGAGCCGCCAGTTAATTGCGTGAGTGCATTGTAGGCATTTTTTAAAAAATAAAAAATTGTTCGTGAACGCTACGTTTTTGCTAGGCCCTTTTGCTCGGCCCTACCCCCTCCCCCTCTGCTCAAAGCCACCACCTGGTCAGTGTGTGCTTACTAACATTTTGTGGACAATGTGGACAGTCCACAAACAGCCGTCAGCCCTGGCAGTGCGCATGTACGTTTATCCAGTACTGTATGCAAACACACCACTGTATAAACTGTAGTTTGTGGACAATGTGGACAGTCCACATTTAGGTTAGTGCCTACTAACTTAAACTTAGCGCTAGATCACGCGGCGCTGTGGGCGCGGTGACTTGTGGACACTGTGGACAGTTTGGACAGGCAATTAAATTCGCTAGACCCTAATTGCCTATTTTTTAAGCAGTTATTTTTTTGTAACATTTCATCTAATAGTCCACATTGTCCACAAACCCCTACAACCCGCATAAATAGGGGCTCGCCACGTGGACACCGCCCGCGCTTTTTCGCCGTCCACAATCGATCCACCGCGTCCACATGTAACAGTTTGTAACAAACAGCCTTACAATGCACATTTATGGGCGGAAATCACTTACACTACACATGTGTTCAACAAAACCCGTGAAAGTACTGTATGACTAACCAACAAACCCGCCAAATTGAGATGATTAAAAAGCACGCCGCCGCCGGTAACAAGTCAAGCGCCGCGCGCCAACTTAGCGCGATGATTCGCGCGCATATCAGCTTGATCGCTGATCGCGCCGCGCTAATGGCGCTTGCTGTTGAATTAGGTTTGCATTCGCACCCTGATTTCCGCTGCTAATCAAAACCCGCGCGGCCACCGGCCGCGTTACCAACTAAAGGACCAAAACCATGAAACAGTTTTTTATCGATCTTTTCCACGCAGCGCTTTTCGCGCTTTGCATCGGCGCGCCGTTTGCCGGTTTCTTCTACTTTTATGGGGCTTGAACATGACTAACAAATTTTTGGGTTTTATCGCGTATGAGGGTCCATCTGAGATCGACGGCGCGCCTATCGTGGTCATTGTTAACAAAATTGACAGCGATAGCGAAAACGAAAAAACCGGCGCGCTTGTACAAACTTTCATTATCCGGTCCGATATCGCGCCTACCGACGCGCTTAAAACCGGCGCCGACGCGTCAATTTGTGGGGATTGCGTGCACCGGCCGATTGTGGCAAACGAAACCGGCGAAGCCCCATGTTATGTAAACGTCGGCCGGTCCGTCTTATCGGTTTTTAACGCATATAAGCGCGGCCGATATACAAAAGCGGATCCGGCCACAATCGCGCGCGCCCTGGCGGGCAAAATTGTGCGCTTAGGCACCTATGGGGACCCATTCGCGGCGCCGGTCCGCATGTGGGCCCAAATCACACGCTACGCGGCCGGGCGCCGTGGGTACACTCACCAATGGCAAAACCCGCGCTTTGATGCGGCCGCGTGGGCACCACTTGTAATGGCATCGGCCGATAACATCGATCAGGCCGCGCGCGCTAATCTTATGGGTATGCGGGTTTTCCGGGTTTCTGTCGGTGTTGACCGTCAACCCGGCGAAACGATTTGCCCGGCATCGGTTGAAGGGGGCAAAAAATCCACATGCGCCAAATGCACATTGTGCGCGGGTACAAGCATACAAGCGCGCGATATCGTCATTGCGGACCACGCTACAGGCCACCAAAAGCGCGTTATCAAATTGACGGCCGCGTGATTTTCAGTGTATGCGGCCGTGTGGCCGCATATGCGGACAATCGGTCCGGTAACAGTAGAGTAAACACTATGACCAATCAAAAGCAAATCCGCGCGGCTTTTTGGGCAGCGCATCCGGCCGCAAATCGTAAGCGCTACCCGGCGCGCGATTGGACCCGCCAGGATAAAACCCAGCGCGACTATTGCACCGATACCCGATGCGCATTTGTCGATTTTGTTGACTATCTGGCGCGCGACGGCCAAATTAGCGAAGCGCTGGCCGCGCGCGCCGCACTGTAAAAGGGTTGCAGCATGATTGAATCACCAATACCGGGTTACAAGCATAACCCACGGCCGGACCGATACCCTACGCGCGAAACATGGCCACGGCCGGGCGCCAAAGGTCACTACAAGGGTAAACCCGTAGAACTAATGGAAATCTATTTCCAATACTACGCGCTGTTCAAAACCGGGCCTTATTCAGTCATGCGCGCGGACCTACAAGATTTTGTAGTGTGGCCATTCCCCGACGCGGCCGGGCCGGTACCGTGGACACCGACGGAAATCCGCGCCAGTTTGCCCGATGCACTCTTATAACCCTGAAAGGACTCAAAATGATCACAATCAAACACGGCCGCGCGTCGTTTACGGTTAAGCCCGAAAACGCGCCAGCTATCCACGATTTATTGGCCACAATCGACAAGTCGAAAGGCAAAAGGGGCGCGAAGCTGGACCGGCCAAAAGGCATTGACAAGCACCACAGCGCGAAGCGCGATTATCCCCAATTCAATCCGCGCGTCATGCTCACGTCAGATTATGTGACGGCTTACACAGCGTTAAACCGCGCGCGCCTACACTTGGCGCCCTGCGCATTCGAACCGGCAGTTAACCGCACGCCGGAGGGCTATGATCCGACATTTCCGGTTTGCGTTGCGGAGATCGAAGGCGAAATTACGCTGCGGGAGATATTAGCCGATCGGGTTGCACCATGATCGCGGCGCTGGCGGCCGTGGTGGCCGCGCTGCTTGCAGTGATCTTGAACATATAAAAAAGGGGCCAAACGGCCCCTTATTCATTTCACGCGCTGCAGCATTGACGCGGGCGGGTCTTCCACCATATCGCGTAATTCGGACCGGGACATTTCAACCATATCAGGCGCGCAAAAGATATGCTTTTTGGTGTCATAGCGGCGCGATTTCAGGCGCCCCATGTCAACCCAGCCGGCTTCCTTTAGCGCGTGCAATAACGCGCCCTGGACCACTTTAATCGCGCCAGGCGCGGACCCTTGCAGGCGGTCGCAGAGGGCATGCCAAGGGGCGCCGACGACGCCTTTAGAGAATTCACCGATGCGGGCGCGCATAAGCTCCGCCAGAAACGATTCAGCGCCGGACATGCCCGCCTCTACCATGATGGCCTTGGCTTCAGTCATCATCGGGGGCAGGCCGGGGTTAAACGCGGACACGTCGCGCTGGTGCAGCCACGCGGCCACGCGGGACATGCCGCCGGCCTTGTACCAAGCCCACAGGCCGACCGACTCGGTCGGGGACATGCGCCCCGCGTCGGACCAGATAACGAACCACCGGCGGTCCTCGGTGGGGAGATTGATCGCGACGCGCTCGTTGGAGTAAGCCAGGACAAACAAACGATTGAGGGCCATATAGGGGTGCAGGCCCTTGCGGTTAATCGGCAGCATGTCAGGGGGCGCAGCGATCAGGGGCTTCAATTGGTTTTCAAGCGCGCGGCGGTCTTTGGCTTCGGCCTGGCGCAGCTCATTGATCACCATGACCTCAGTCTCGAGGGCGTAGCCCCATTGGCTGGTCAGCTCTTCGTTACGCACCAGGGACACGTTAACCAGGCCGTCGCCACCAATGGCCCACAGGAACGGTGCCCACAGGGTGTCTTTACCGGCGCCGGGCGCGCCACCATGCAAGACGGCGTGGTTGATCTTGCGGTTGGGGTTTTGGACCTTGAAGGCCATCACGTCCAGGACGTGTGTGCGCTCACGGTCGTCGGGGATCATGCGCTCGACGTGGGCCAGCCAAGGACCGACGTCACCGGCCACGGCCGGGGGGCGGGCGTCGCGCCAGCGGTTGCCGTACACCAGGCCATCACGGGCGCAGAGGATCGACTCGCCGGGGGCGTAGGTCAGGCCGACCAGCGACCGGGCGCCCTTGGCCTGGCGGTGCTCATCAAAACTGGTGGCAGCTTCGATTTTCGAGCGCTTACCGTGAATCGAGTTGCAGCCGATGTGCCGGAAAATCGCGTTGAAAGTGGCGCGGCTAACTTCGCGGCGCTCTTGCATGTCAAAGTAGGCGTCGTCGTCTTGCAGGTAGGCGAAGCGCTCATACCAGCCTTCCTTCTCGACGCGGCCCAGCTCCTTGCGCTCGACCTCGGCCACGATAGTGGCGGCAGCGTCGGGGTACTCGGGCGTCGGGGCCAGCTTACTGAGGGCTGACTCCATCGCAGCGGCCAGCAGCTCTTCACGCAGGCCGGGGGTGTGCTTGGGGCCACCGTTGTCGGCCACCCATTTGAGGAACACGGACGAATCAAGGTCGATGCAATGCGAGTGCAGGCAGCAGTAGGCGCGGCTGGCGGGCAGGTAGCGGCCCTCGGGGTTGCCGTCGGTGTGCTGGGCGTTGTTGGGGCAGATCACGCCAGCCCAGCCCTCTTGGTTGGGCTTGGACAGCAGCATACCGTTGTCAGAAAGCCAGACCATCACGTCGTCTGTGCCGTCGTCGGAGATGCGAATCGGGCGGTAGGCGTCCTCGGCTTGGCCGGGCGTCACGTTCAGGGCGGCGCAAATCTGCTCGAGGGTGAAGTCACGCTCGGGGTGAAACTCGCGCAGCTCGGCGGCAAAGTTGTTGCGGCCAGGCTTCATGTTAACCGAGCCGGGAATGCGGAAATTGCGCACAGCGTTGCAAGCGCCGGGGTCAGTGTAGCCAGCATCGGCAATGGCTCGGATGGCGGCGCTGAACTCGGCCTTGGTGGGCTGCTCACTGAACACGTAGCCCCACTGAAACGAGCCGGGGCTGGTTTCGATCTTCCACGTCGGCTCGAGCGGCGGGACGTTGGGGGCTTTGTCAGGGTCGCCCACGTCGTCCAGCACCATCACCAGCACATACTCGCAGTTGGCCGCGCTGGCGCTGGCGTGGCCGTCCTTGAAGCGGTCGATGATGAAGCTGGCGGTGTTGCCATAGATGGCCCAGTCGGGCTTGACCTTGGCCGTGGGCAGCATGGCGGGCCATGTGGCCTTGATGGCGCCGTCGGCGTGGTACTGCATCTCGCCCTCTCTAAGCTGGGGCTTTTGCCTTACCAGCAAAAAAGTTTCACCCTCTGGGGCGAGTCTGGTAAGATGATCAACGAAATCTTTCACGGGTTTCTCCTTTAGTTGGAACTTTAGCCCCGGCCTAACCCGCCGGGGCTTTCTTTTTGCTATGAATAACGGGTGGTGGTCACACCTTCAGCGGCCAAGGGCAGGCCAACCGCCCATGCAGGCGGCGTACACATAATCTGGTGCATACGCGCAGCAACCGCCTCGGCCTCGGCCTCGGGGCACTCGACGACGATCTCATCATGGACGTGTAGGACCACGCCATCGAGCTGGCGCAGTGAATGGCGCAGGATGTCGTGCGCTGCTGCTTGCGTGACATTCTCGCAAGCCAGACCACGCCACAGACGAGCGCGGGGCCACTCCTTGGCGTCGGCGGCGGGCTTCCAGGCTGCTTTGGTGTACGTCACGTTGCCTTCATCATCAAATTTGGCGTTGGGGTAGCACAGCACCCGACCGGAGG